CTCTTGCAGTAAATGGTTTGAATATAATGAAACAGGTGTACCAGATACATCTGACTTAGATATTAACAATGACAAAGAGGCTAAGAAATTAAGACTAATTCTATCGTTAGTTAACAAAGATGGAGGTTTAAAAAAGTATAAAGATCCTAGAGAGAATATAAGGCAGTTACACAACAAGCCTTTAGGTAATCCGCTGTATTATAATGGTGCTCATAACATTATAGAATTAGGCTGTTTAAGTAAAGACGTAGAAGTACAACTACATAAAGGAGGAACCAAAAAAGCTATAGACATAAAAGTTGGTGATAGATTAGTTGGGCCAGACTCTACTCCTAGAGTAGTTAAGAATTTAGTACGTGGAGAAGGTATCATGTATGATGTGTCAAGTAGATACGGAGATACTTATAGATTAACTGACTCACATGTACATTGTGTGAAGAAACACAAAATATCTCCTAAGAGGGGGCATTATCAAGAAAACCTAAACTTAGATATAAATGAAATTTTAGATATAAATGAAGACACGTTAAGCAGACAGTATGAGACAATTATTCAAGAAGTGTTTTATGAAGAACAGGAACAAAAGTTTGACCCTTATTTTATAGGTTATTGGCTAGGTGACGGTTTTAAGCGAGAAAAACTAATTTGTTATAATGAAGACGACAGATCCATTATAGAACAGTGGTTAATTAACTATGCTAATTCAGAACCAAACAGATTCACATACACTATAAAAGAACACGGGGCGGAGGGTATGGGTACTAAGTTAATGTTTAGATTTAGATTAACTGATAGTACTATGCTATATAAAAATAATTACTGGGCTAATACTTTCAGAAATAATAAACACATACCAGATAATTATTTATACGCATCAAAAATACAAAGGTTAAAATTATTAGCAGGATTTATAGATTCTGATGGTTCTTATGATAGAACTAGATTTAAGGTTTATCAAAGTGACTTAAAGTTAATTAAACAATTACAAAGTTTGTCTAGATCTTTAGGTTTTAAAACTTCTTTACACAGTAGGATTGGTGGGATAAATAATAACTTATGTTACTATATACAAGTAACTGGTGATATTCATACAATACCTACGTTATACCCTAGAAAACAGGCTTGTAAACCTAAAACACAAGGGTCTAGAAAAAACCATATTAATATAGATTTAAATACAGGTAAAGTAGAACCTTTTTATGGTTTTGAAGTAGACAAAGATAACTTATTTTTATTAGGAGATTACTCCATAACACACAACGCACGTGGAGGCGGTAAGAGCTTCTGGTACTCTCTAGCTGTTTGTAAATATGCGATAGCCTTTAATGGCGCTAAATATTATACTGAAGACAGTATTAAAAAACCTGCTAAAGCAGAGGTTTGTGTAGGCGCAGGACAAAAAAATAAGTCTTCAGAGTTTTGTAACAAGATAGAAGACTCTATGCAGGAGTTAGCTATCAATCCGTTGTTAGGTGCTTGGGGTAAATTAGGAGATGAAGATTATGCGCCAAGTGTTTTTTACATGGATATGGCAGGTACTTTGAATCCCAACAACAAGGACAATTTGTGGAGACATGAATACAAAGTATTAGAAAGCGGTAGAGAGGTACCACAAGGTACAGGATCATACGTGGCCCATGTAGTGTATTCTACACAAAAAAGAGAAGGCGCTGAAGCTGCTGCAGGTGGTCGTTACAACAAACTTATATATGAAGAGATAGGACTTTTGGAACTACTACTAAATGCTTGGGGATCAAATAATTCAACAGTGTCTGTAGGTGGAGTACAGTTTGGAAATCAAATTGGTTTAGGCACTTCTGGTAATATGGAAACTATTCAATCTGCCAAGATGGTTTTTACACATCCCAAGACATATAATGTATTATCTTATAATGATGACTGGGAACAATCTGGAGACATTGCTTTCTTCTTACCTGTATACATGACTGCTCCAGAGTATAAAGATCGTAACGGTAATACAAACTTTGAAGAGGCCTTCGCCTTTTATGAAGCAGGAGAAATAGAAGCAGCTAAAGCAGACAATCCACATGTATTAGCTAGTTTTAAGATGAACAACCCAATGGTTCCGTCTGATATGTGGCAAACTGATAAATCTCATATACTCCCAGTTAATGAGGCGGAGGCTAGAGAAAAACAACTATTAAGAGGAAAACTTTATCAAAGGCTTGGCACACCCATAGAGTTGTTTTGGGACTCTACAAAGCAATACGGAGTAGATTATAAGGTAGATCACAAGGCCAATCCTTTTTATGAACCTAAATACAGGTATCAAAGAGATGATTTGTCTGGAGCAGTAATGATTTATGAGTGGCCCGAATTTGTAAGAGGTGAGATTCCTAATGATATGTATAAATTCGTAGGACATGATCCATATGTATCGGACAATATGGACGAAGGAGATTCTTTAGGTGTCTCATATATACTAACCAATCCAAAATATGTACCACAGGGTTATAAAGGTAACTGTATTGCTGCTTCATATATAGGTAAGCCTCCTGGCGGAAGAAAACAATACTATCAAAATCTAGAGAAACTTTTAGCTCTCTATGGGAATCCTATACGTGGATTATGGTTTGAGGCCAATAAAGGCGATGAATGTAAGAACTATTTTATGAATAAAAATAAAACAGACTTGCTTTGTCACAGACCCACTAAAGTAGGAAGCACAAATATTTATCAAACTAGAATAACTCAGTATGGTTTTATAGTAGGCAACAAAATAGCCAAAATAGATCTATTGGACAAATTTGCAGATTGGTTATTAGAACCTACTGAAATAGAAGAAGACATTAAACTTAATATAGAGAGGATTCCTTGTATATTTCTAATCAGACAAATTGCTTCATACTCCTTAGAGAAAGGAAACTTTGATGCAGTATCAGCAATGCTGGGGTGCATCTTAGGATTAAGAGAGGAAGAATTTAATTTAATACAAGAACTTGCTGCAAAAAACAAACCTAATAGACTAGGATTTTTATCTACTAATGGGAACATGTTTAAAAATAGTTTATCAACAAGACTACAGAAATTAAATAATGAAGAAGAATTCGTACCAAACCCAAAATTATGACTACAACAATAATTTCAAAAGACAGACAAAAGATTTTAGAAGGTTTAAACAAAACTGCAGATATAGTAAGAGCTACTATGGGAGCAGATGGCAAAAACGTAATTATTACTGACGATACAGGTATTTTAAGATTTACTAAAGACGGCGTTAGCGTTGCAAGATCTATTAGATTACCAGACGCTTTAGAAAATATAGGCGCTTCCGTTGCTATTACTACTTCAGAAAAAACTGTAGGAGAAGTAGGGGACGGCACATCATTAACTATTTTACTATTACAAGAACTGGTTACAGCTTCTTTTTTGTATCTAGAGGAAGATCCCGATGTTAATGTTTTTCTAAAACACCTAGAGAATGAAGTAGAGGCTATTATAAAGTATCTTAGAAAGAACAGTATTCCGGTAGATTCCTTACAAGAGCTGTATAATATAGCAAAAACTAGTTCCAATTCAGAAGATATTGGAGACTTCTTTAGACAAATTTATACTGAAGTTGGTTTTGATTCCTTTGTATCTCTAGAGAGAGGAGATATTGATTCTACAGAATATGAAGTTATTGATGGGGTTGAGTTTAATAGTGGCTATGCTCATCCAACATTTCTAACAGACCATCAAACAAGTTTGTGTGTTTACGAGAATGTAAAAATCCATATTGATCCAAATCCAATAAGTATTATTTCTGATCAGTATAAAGACATGTTTGATGCTGCTTTAAATACTCAGGAACCAGTGTTAATTATGGCTCCCAGATTTTCTGATGCCTTTATACGAGCCTGTAGTATGAATAAGGTAAATGCTAATTTGCCTGTATGTTTAGTACGTTCGCCTGGATATGCCGCAGGAATTGACAAAAATTATGATGATATAAAGGCCTTTTTGTCTGAGGACGGAAAAGTAGATAAAATTGTAGTAAGTGATAGTAGCCTTAAAATATTTAATGCTAACCCACACGCTTTAGAAAAACGTATTAAGCACTTAGAGTTGTTGTCTGAAACTGCTTTAGAACATTATGATAGAGAAGATTATTTTAAAAGGCTGCACAAGCTAAAGCAATCCACAGCAATTGTATACGCTGGAGGAATAACACCGGAGGCTAGAGAAGAAGAGTTTGATAGAATAGAAGATGCTTTGGGCGCTGTTTGTGCTGCAGTATCTGGGGGGTATTCTCCTGGGGCCGGAATGGCTTTTTATAATTATGCAAGAAAAGGTGTAGCAAACCCTACTAATAAAAGAGAAGAAATATTAAATTTATTTTTGAAAATTCTAAGAATACCTGCAGAACAAATACTAAAGAATGCCAATATAGTACCAGAAAAGATACTCAAGAATACCACCGATATAAAAGGCTTTGATGTAAAGAAAAAGGAATATTGCCAAATACTTAGCAGGGTAACTGATCCAACAGAAGTTTTAGTTCAGTCTATACAAAACGCTTTTTCTTCTACAAAACTCTTAATTAATACATCATACGCCATATTTAATATTTACAACACTAACAAACAAATATAATGGCACAAAAGAATAAATACTCCGATGCGGCAAATAGTCAGTTTTATAAAGCAAAGAGTACAAAAAGAACACATCCGGTATATTCTTTACGTATATCAGAAGAGGCTAAAAATAGTAATGATAAACAGTGGTTTAAAGACTATGTAGACTACATAGTACCACCATACTCTGCTACAGTAGATAATTATGAAAAGATGAAGGTATGGTATGAAGTACTTAATAACAATTTAGATGGCTTTAAAAAGGAACTGGAAAGTTTTGTTAATCCGTTGGGAGAAAACATTGGACAAATAGAAGAGGCGGTTTTGCCTTATCCCAAACTGCACAACAATGTAAATGTACTTGTAGGAGATTTACTAAAAAGAAATGATAACCATAAAATTGTTCTGCTTACAGCACAGGCTATAAAAGCTAAAAACACTGCTTTAATTGAAGCATTAAAAGCTTCTGTAGAAGAACGTGTACAAATAGAGCTAGAAAAAGTACAACTAGAATTAGAGGGTAAGTCACCAAAAGAAATAGAACAGTTTGTAGAAGCACTAAGAACACAGGAAACTCCTGATGATATTTTAAGTAAGAACTGGTTATCTGAGCATGAAATATTTTATTCTAAAGGTTTAAAATATTGTAACTTTGATCAAGATGTAAAATATAAGAAAACAGAAACACTTACAGATGCTATAACTTCTGATAGGTGCTTTGTATATTCTGGTTGGAGATTCGGCAAACCTTGCTTAGAAATTAGAAATACTTTATACACTGGTTTTCATAAGGCTCCAAATGAACCATATGTTCATAAAGGAGATTATCTTTGGTATAAAAAGCCTATAACAGTAGCGGACGCTTTTAATAATTATGGTGAACTACTTTCTGCAGAAGAAATGGAGGAATTAGGTGTACATACCTACACACAAAACCAAGTGATTGATAAAAGGCACTCCTTAGATCCCAGAGAAAATGATTTAGTATTTGACCACACTACAGAGTTGCTTTATCGGGATAGGCAGGGAATGAGTGACTTCTATTCTAAAAAGGTGGGCACGCACCAAGGACAAGGTTTAAATAATCAGTATGCTCAAGAAACATTAATTTGGGAAACACATATTGAATTTAAAGCTTTTAAGAGATTAGCGTTCTTATCTTATGTAGATGAGTACAATGAACAAATTACTCTAATGATAAATGATACTTTTGAAGTGCCGAAAGATGCAGAAAAAGTAAAGTTTACTAATAGATACGGTGACGAATCAACTAAATTAGTTTGGTTTGATCCTATTATGGAGACAGAGTATTCGTTAGAATACTTATGGATTCCTAGAAAATATGAAGTAATTAGACTAGGTGCAGATATATATCCAATAACCAGGGAAGTACCTTTTCAAACTACTTCTATAGAAACACCTTACTCTAGTTTTACACTATCTACTTTTGGAGGTATCTTTTCCTCAAGGAACGCAGAATCTATATCTTCTATAGGAAGGGCGTTACCAGCCTATTTTCAATACATATATATTAAACACATTCAAAACAGAGAGTTGGCTAAATACCAAGGAGCTATTCAATCTGTTGATGTAGATCAAATACCCGATGAACTAGGTCAGGACTTATATGGTGAACAGATTAGAGATTCCGTAGCAGCTTATTTATATTACTTAAAACGTACTAATAAAGATTTCTATTCGGGATCACAGACTACTAGAGGAGGCACACCCCCCGCTACCAGATCTCCTGGAGCCAGCGGCTTTTTATTAGGCACTGCTGTGGAACTATTAAATTTACAGAATCTGTTGCAACTAATTGAGGTAGAAATAGGTATGGCTATGGGTATCCCGCCACAAAGACTAGCTCAGTTTACTGCTGATTCTAATGTAACTGACAATAGACAGGCGCTTACACAGTCATATAGTATGACAGAACCCTTATATTTTTTCCATAATGAAGTATGGAGAGCTGCTTTAAATGATTATTTAAAGAATTTTAGGACTTACTGTGAGCATATATTTAAGAACAATCCTTCATTAAAAGAACATTCTTTCCACTATATAATGCCCGATGGTACTGAGGAGCTACTCAGAGTAACTCCTGATATGTTAGAACATACAGATATTGGTTTGTTTGTATCTAATTCAGGTCAAGATCAGGCATACATGGAATCTATGCTACAATTGTCTCATGCTTTTGCACAAAATTCTACAGAACATGGTTTAACCACTGTTTCTGCACTTATTAAGTCTATTACTAGTGGAGCTTCTCCTGAAGAAGTGCATAAAATGATAGAATTAGAATCTAAGAAGCAGTCTGAAAGAGTTGCACAACAACAAGAGCAATCTAATAAAGCACAAGAGCGCCTAGTTCAAATGGAAATTGATAACAGAGAGGATCAACAGGCTGCTAAGTTAGAAGAAATAGATAGAAAAGGTATGTGGGACATAAAAGCAGCAGAGATTAAATCTGTAGGTTTTGGAGAAAATCAGGATATTAATAACAATCAAATTCCGGATGCTTTAGAAATCGAAAGATTAAGAGCTAGTGTGGAAGATAATAAAGTAAAAGCATCTCAAGTAGATAGGAAATTAGATCTAGAAGAAAAGAAATTAGCACAACAAAAAGAATTGGAGAATAAAAAAATTAAAGCTTCCAAAAATAAGCCTTAATTTTTATATATGTATATAATAATATCAGTGTTGTCTATCACAAAGTAGACAAACTACTTAAACACTGCAAAAATATTCGTATTTTTGTAATTAACTAACCCATAAAAGGAAAAATTATGGATAATGCTTTAGATTTGGAACAAATTGTTCCCATATTTGATGAAGAGGATCTCGCTCCTTTTGGTACTATTTTGGATAAACCAGAAAAAGAAAAAGAAATAGTAGTGCCCAAAGCAGATGAGGCTGTGGATACTGAAGAGGTTGTTTTTGAAGAGGAAGAAGAGGCAGAAAAAACTGTTGTTGACGTTGAAAAGGAACTAAAAAATCCTTTACAACAAAGCACACAGGAATCTATAGAAGAAGAAGAAACAGAAGAAACTATTGATGCACACCTACTTGCTACTGTCGATGTACTAAACACTAAAGGTGTCATTATGGTAGGGGAAGATGAGAAAGTAGAGTCTTGGGAAGACCTGGATGCTAAAATATCTGAATTACCCGAAAGAATTAGAGACAGTATCATTGAAGAAGCCCCAGACATCACAAAAAAGCTCTTAGAATTTGCTTTTGAAACAGGCAAAGATCTAACTAAAGGAGACTTAAAAGAATTTATTAATATCTACTTAGAGGATTTATCAACAGATAACATAGATATAAGCAACGATGAAACTGCGAGAGAATTCTTAAAAAAAGTTTATAAGGAAAAAGGACTAAGAGATTCTGTAGTGGAAGCAAGCTTAGATTCTTTGGAAGATGAGGATACCGACGGCACCGTTCTAAGGGAGGAAGCTTCTAAAGAACTAGCAGCGCTGCAAAAAGCCAATAAACATCAACAACTCATAGACAATAAAAAAACTACTAATACTGAATTAGTAGCTAAACAAAAACAGTTTGTCAAACAAATTACAGAGGAATTAGAAGGTACGGGTTGGAAACCCACTAAAATTAATACTATTAGGCAGCAACTAGTTGGCGGTGTTACTGCCCGAATTTTAAGTCAAGCTTCAAATAGTTCAAAGGGTTTAATACAACTAGCAAATCTTGCTTCTTATTGGAACGATAAGACTAAAGAGTTTGATTTTGAAACCTTTATTAAACAAGTAGCGTCTAAAGAAGTCAGCAGTATTAAAAAAAGTCTTACTGAAGACGCGTTCTCTTCTGCAACATCTAAAACAAAAATCAACACAAATAAAGATAATCGACGAAATAACGGGACATTGTTTAGTCAATTGAAAACAACTAATTAAATTAAACTAAATAAATATTAAAAAATGGCAAGTAACAGAGCAACAGCGTTGACTACTGTTGAAAGGAACGGTTGGTATACCTATTCCTATCATGACAGTCTTACACACGCTAACATGTTTAGAAAGTATAAGCCACACTCTTTCGGAGTCAAGGGAGCGCAGTTGTTCTCTTCTGAAATAGGCTCACACCTGATAAATAAGAAATTCACTTATATGACTTTAGCACAGAACAATTACTTTGTTTTGCCTGCTGGAGTAGATGATTATGAGTGGTTCTTGACTGGCGACTTTGATGTAGATTATAGAGTAACTGAGTTACTGGTAGCTACTGACGCACAAGCAGGAAAGGGTCTTATGCCTTTCAGAATGGCGATAGACAGGGAGTGGTTACATGAACCAGCAATTATTAAATCAGAATCTGGAAATTTACCTGCTCTTAGAGTAATTGGACATCCTATTCAAAGAAGTGCGAACAGCTTTGAAATTGAGGTTGAATTACAAACAGGAGATGTAAATGCATGGATTCCCGTAGAATACTTAATGCCTAATAGAAAATTCATTGATATTTCTACTGGTGTATCTACGGAATTGAATCAAAAATACGCTGGAGACCAGTATGGTCAGATGTTTAAACTACAATCTTGGGTAGGTTCTTACGCACGTAAATGTGAATTTACTGATAAGTTTATCCGAATGGAAATTGGTTGTAGAGAAAACAAAGAAAGAATGCCTAAAAACATGGGCTATAATATCGGTGGCACTACGTATAAAGATGGTGGTATTGGTGTAGGCTATGTCTATCAGCAAAAATTTGCTAAGAAAGGCGCAGGCGTTGCTACAAACAACGAACAGAATATTTACGAAGCTGGTGTATTTATTACACAAATGGAGGCACGTCTTGAAGAAAGAGTACATAGGGATAGAGAAATGAACTCAGAATTCGGACAACTTCAGAAAACTGTAGACAGAGATACTAATAGAGACATTAAATTTGCACCGGGTTGGAGACAGATTGTTCGTGATGGACACTACAAAGATCATGGTGGTACATTATCTCTTACAGAAATCTTTGAATACATCTCTGAGATCTTCTTAACTCGTAGAACCTTTAGTGATAGGACTATCAAAATTGCATCTGGAGAAGCAGGAATTGAATTCTTGCATAGATTGATTGCTCAAGAAGCATCTCAATTCCAGTACATTGATACCTTATTCGCTAGGAAACGTACAGATCCTTTAGGCTATCATGAAAATGAATTACAGTTTGGTGGACAGTTTACTAAGATCTCCCTTCCTATGGGTTATGTACTAGAGATGGTTTATGATCCTATTAAAGATGATCGTAAACTATTCCCAGAGCTTGCTCCAGGTACTAATCGTACTCTAGAGTCTTACGCTATGGACATTTTTGACTTTGGTGCTACTAATCAGAAAGCAGTTGAAGCTACTCGTAAAGAAAACATTACTATGGTAATGGAACAGGGTGTTGAAGAATACTTTACTGTTTCTAATGTTTACGATTTTGCTACAGGTGCTAAAACTGATGGTTCTAACGCATACAGTAATTCTAAAGAGCTAGGTATTTACCGAGCAGTTTCTGGTGGATTATGTGTATGGGATGTAACTAGAGTAGGACGCATCGAATTTAATCCGTATAAAATATTGTAATTGAAGATTAAAAAAATCATCACTATTTTAATAATATGTTTAGTTGGGCTTGGAGTATCTTCAAGCCTAACTGACATATCTAATAGTTCTTCTTATATTCAGTATATAGAAGGTAATACCCCTATAGTAATAAGTGCCTCACACGGAGGTTACTTAAAACCACTCACAGTAGCAGATAGAGCTTGTTTGGGTTGTAACTATTCTGCAGATTTTAGAACTAAGGAATTAGCTATAGCTGTAGTAGAACATATTAGTACTATAACAGCAAGAAAGCCGCACTTAATTATTAATAATCTGCATAGGTCTAAACTAGATCCAAACAGATCTGTTTATAAGGCTACGCAAAGTGAAAATATTAAGAAGTATTATCACCAATATCACGACTACATAGAAGAAGCCACTACTCAAAATAACTTAGTATTATATATAGATATACATGGTCAGGCTCATCCACATAATATGATTGAGCTTGGTTATAATATTAATAAAACACGTTTAACAGAATATAATTATTGTGGTTTAACTAACACAACCTTTGATAATCTAGCTTTATCTAATTTAACAGCAATGATTATTGGAGATCAGTCTTTTGGTTGTATGCTAGAAGACGATAATTATCCAAGTGTTCCTAGCTGTTTAAACCCATATCCAAAAGAGGAATACTTCGATGGTGGTTTTTCAGTAGAAGCACATTCTAAAAGGCATAATGTAGTAGCAATACAAATAGAAGTACCTAAAACCTTAAGGTTTAAAAAAACAAAGCGCGATGAATTTGCTAAACACTTAGCAGAAAATATTGTGGAATTTTATCAAATGTTAAATAACTAAGAAAAAGTTAATGATATGAAAAATCAAAATTTAATATTGTATGTAAATCCTGTAGAAAGGATTTCAGTTCAGGGGAGAGATAATCAAATTTATACTATTAGAGGAGCTACTGGTGAATTAACACAAACAACCTCTATGAACAAAACTAAAGAGTTTTCTGTAGGAGAGGAATTCCACTTTCAACCTAATCTATCAACCAATAGGTTGATGACTGGTTTAGACGAAGTTATTCCAAATCCATTTCACAAAGCAGAACTACAGGATATTATTACTAAATACGGTTTGTCTACAGAATGGCTTGAGCAATTACCACTTCTTTTAGACAAAGAAGTTATTAAGACGCAAACCTACATGGAGATTATAAACGGTGTTAAACCGGATTATTACACTTCGCACATAAGATATACTATTTTTAATTTACCTGGAAACGTTAAAGAACTACCAGCACCCTCTTTTTTAGAGCAGTTTAAGATAATCTTGTATGATAGGCCTAATAGATTTGTAGATGATACTCCCAGAGGACGACTATCTATTAAACTGATTAAGAATCATCCAAAGGTAGCTCACAATAAGAAGAGCGTAAACTCTGCATTTCATCACTTTTACATCTCAGAAGAAAACGAAGCTGAAGTAGAACAAAACAAAAAGGCAGATATTATTAAAAAGGCTACATACCACTTATACAAACTTCAACAAGAAGATACTCCGTATAGAAACTATCAAGTAGCCACACTACTTTCTGATCAACACGGAGCAACTATTATTAAAGGTAGAGTAGCAGCAGTTAAAGTGGAAAGCGCTTTAAACAGGTATGTTACAGATACCCAAGATAGAAATCAACTAGTTAATGTGAATAAGTTTTTAACAGTGGTTGATTTATATACTACTCCAGAAGGTGCTGAGAAAGCAGAAGTAATGTATTTGGTACAGCAAGCTATTAATACTAATGTTATTGCCATTAGAGATGGATACTATACTTGGTTTAGTAAAGCTGGTTCTGATCCAAATGTTTATAGAAACAGTCATTATGATAAATTGTTGAACTTATTAATTTCAGAATTACAGGTATACATTCCTAAAGATGACACAGTAACTAACTGGTATAAAGAACTGTTAGAAGAAGTGCAAGCTAAAGGAGCCTGGATAGAATAAATAATATGTGTACAACTAGATGGATACATAAGGAAATTAAGCTTAGATATAATAAATTAAATTCTAATCATAAGAGAAGTTTACCTTCTCCGTATATAGATGATATTATTAAAAAGTCTACTTTCGATTATATAGATTTGTTTGCTACTGGTAACAACCTAAAAAAATTTAAGGTGGGTTTTGAAGTTACGCAGCAAAGAATGGATATGTTGTCAACACTAGTAGTGCCTGAAGAGACGTTGGACGGAACTTTGTTTAATGACGATATAGGCATCTACGAATTTAAATTAAAAAATTTAACCAATAAATACTTTCATAAAGTGAGAGTCTTTTATTATGATAAAGTTTGTAATAAAATCGTACCAATTACTATTGTTACGCACGATGAATTAGATAATATACTTAGAAGCGATTTAGACAAACCCTCTAAAAAATGGGATAGATTAATAGCTAAATTTGCTACTGACTCAGACACTAGTACTGAAAGCTCTTTATATGTATATACAAATAAAGAATTTGAGTTGTCTTCAATTACGATTGAATATATTAGATGTCCCGCTAAAGCGTTTGTAGGGGGTTATGATACGCTGGAGTATTTAGAAGGAGATGAAGATGCTCCTAATCAAACTTCAGCAGTAGTTAATCCAGATATTCCTGATAAATATTGTGATGTATTAGTAAGTATTTGTGTACAAAACTTAGCTAGGATACTTTATGATAAAGCTCAACTTGAGTTTACTAATGAAGATCTTCTTAGCAAAATTTAATAAATAATAAAAATAATTAAAAAATCATGGCTAAATTTAAAAGATCAAATAAATCAGACATGGAGCAACTTCTAGTTGCAGGTTGTGACTCTACGGGTGTAGCAGATCAGAATCTAGCTACTGGAGCGTTGGTAAACTCTACTTCTGCTTTAGGACTGGTTGATGGACAATTGGGAGTATTATCTTGGGATTTTGACGGCACAGTTGCTTTAGGCAACTTTATTGCTGCAGGTACAACTGTTGCTAATGTAAAAGCAATCAAAGTAGTTCAAGGAACTCCTGCGTCTGCAAATACTTTTTTGGCAGATCCTTGGCAAGCAGGTGATAAAGCTTATGTAGAATCAGGTATAATTTACGGAGATCAGATTCAATCTGTTACTGTACAAAAACCAAAACCTGGTCGAAATTCTACATTGAGTTTTGTAGACTTTATTGCTGCAGTACCTGTTGATGAAACTGAATACTCTTTTGTAGGTCGTTTGGATTCTGTAAGGAATCAACGAGACTATGGACGTACTGGTGGAGAATATGTTTCCGCAGCTTACACAACTCCAGATTATACTGTAGTTACTGTTAACAATGAATTAGATCATATGTTTATGGGACTCCTGTATGACTTAAATTCTAATTCTAAACTTGTACATAGAGCTAATCCAGGCTACCAAAAGGTAGGTGCTGGTAACTATGTTGCATTTGCTGTTAACGTAGGTGGAGGTAATGGTGCTGTAATTGGTACTCTTACTTGTGGATCTACTATTACTGTACAAAGAGATACAATTACAGATAATTTTGTAGGTAGTTCTACAATTTTAGATTCTGTAGTTACTGTTGATGTTGAAATGATGAGAGGACTTGGAGAACTTATTAGTAAGCAAGCCTCTAATACAGGACTCACTGCTCCTATTACTGGAACTTCTACTATTGAAGTTATTAACCCGCTTTTAGCTGGACAAGGTACTGCTGCTACTGGTGTAATGACTGTTACTGGTAACTTTACTGCTAATGATGCTGTAACTATTAATGGGCAAGCTTACACATTTGTAGCTGCTCCTGCTGTTGCTTACGATGTGGATTTGGGCGGTACTGCTGCTATTAGTTTGACTAATTTACAAGCAGCTATTAATGCTTCTGGAACTCCAGGAACAGAATATTTTGCAGGTACTTTAATCAATCCTGATGTGTCAGCTACAGGAGTTACTGCTACTACTTTAACAGTTACTGCTAAAATTGGTGGTGTTGTAGGTAATGCATTAACTTGGGTTGAAACTCTTGATGGAGGTGGTACTTGGTCTCTTGACGGAGGTGGTGTTCTTTCTGGTGGAGTAGATGCTAATATTGATGCATTTATCCTAGTAGGACTTGCTAACGAAAGGGCTGTTGTAGACTTTGATCAAACTGGAAATGACATTAATCAAATGATGACTGTTATTGAAGGTTCTTTGGGAGATGGTTTCCTTGTTCAAACTACACATGCTAAATGTCAAACACTACCAGAAGAGGCTAAAGGTTCTGGAAGGGACTGGCTTGCTAGATACCAGGAACGTATTGAAGGCACTATTCATACCCTTCAATCTAGACCTTCTATGTGGCATGCTTATGGTAATAAGTACTTTAGTAAAGATTCATACTACACCTCTTATATTATAGACTACTATGATACTGAGAGCGCGATGACAACTACTAGGGTTCAGCCTAAACAACTTAATATGTTGTATGCTGGAACTTGGGATTGTACTGCATTAGTAGTAAATGATCTAGTTACTAACTTGGCTGCCGGAACTGCGGATGTGCCTTCAAACACTACAGCTTGTGTATTGAAGACTACAAACTCAACACTAACAGTTCC